GATCTGCGCGTATCTGCCGGAACTGCCGATCTTCGCGGCATCGCCGGAACTGCCGATCTGCGCGGCATCGCCGGAACTGCCGATCTGCGCGGCATCGCCGGAACTGCCGATCTTCGCGTATCTGCCGGAACTGCCGATCTGCGCGTATCTGCCGGAACTGCCGATCTTCGCGGCATCGCCGGAACTGCCGATCTGCGCGGCATCGCCGGAACTGCCGATCTGCGCGTATCTGCCGGAACTGCCGATCTTCGCGGCATCGCCGGAACTGCCGATCTTCGCGGCATCGGAAACGTCAACGTCCTCCGGCTTCGGCATTTTCTTAATCGTTTTCTCAAAAAGAAAATCAACGCACGCCTGAATAAAGCCGGAAAAGCCAAGCTTTACGCCGATTTTAATCGTGCTGGTTGCGAATTTCTTGTCGTCATCCGTTACCGGAGGATCGATAACTTCCACGGTTGTAAAGTCGCTGAACTGTCCGTCCGGTCGGACAAGCGGGTAATGGTCTAAAACGTCGAACGGATTAACACAGTAGTGTGTTACGCCCGGAACGCAGATGCCGTGACCGGATTTTTTGCAAACCGTGTTCTCTTCGTATTTGTGTCCACGGCAGATCAAGCCGGGTTCATAGGCTTTAAAGCCGTGCATATTATCGCTCATGGTCTTTCCTCCTCGTTTGGTTTATTTTCAAGATTTGCTAAAATTCTTCGTAGCCGCTCTGAATCGTCTTCATGCGGCATACGGGCGGGAGCGGTTTTCTTCGGCGCTTCCGGCTCGTCCTTGAGCGGGAAAACACCCTGCCATCCTCTCTGGATGCTCTGGTTGAGTATGGCGATCTTCTTCTCGTCATTGCCGGGTGCGAGCTTTTCCAGTTCGGAAAGCGTGAGAGCAATGGCGCGGTCGGTAAGCGGTTTGCGCATCTTTTTCCGCATTTCCGCAAAATCGTTCAAAGCCACATCCAGCGCGGAAGCGCCTTTATGTTTTTCCTCGTCAGAGGGAAAACATCTGTCTTTGTCCTTGTCTTTGTCTTTGTCTTTGTCCTTGTCCTTGTTATTGGCTTTTTTGGGTTTTTCAAAAAAGGCTTGGGTTTTTTGGGTTTCTGAATTAACCGACGGCTTTTTCGGTCTGCCGCCCTTTTTCCCGTTCTCGGATTGCCGCGCACAGAAGTCGTTATAGTTGCCCTTATCCCTATCTATCTGCCACTTCATCTGCGGAAAGACAAAGCGCTCGTTCCCGCGGAGGTCGGGGACTTCGCCCGTGCTGCTATAAATAAGCAGCGCCGTGAAAAGCCGCCCGCGCTCCGCGTCGTTGAGTGGTTCAATCGCAGTAAGGTAGCTGTGATAGGCATTGAAGCTCTCTAATGCCATTGTGCGCCTCCGTCAGAACGGAAGCTGTCCGTCATCCTCTACCGGCGCGAGGTTCGCGCGCTCGTAGACTTCCTTCTGGTCTGGCTTGTCCTTTTTGCCGCCGCAGAAGCTGACCTCATCCGCGACGATCTCCGTTGACCGGCGGGCGTTGCCGTTTTTATCCGTCCAATCGCGGTTCTGGATGCGGCCTCGGATGCAGATCATGTCGCCCTTGGCGAAGTACGTGGAGACGAAATCGGCGGTCTTTCGCCATGCGGTGCAGTCGAAGAAATCGGAGCGGTCTTTGTCGCGGTTGACTGCGATCGAGAAGGACGTGACGGGTGTGTTGTCTGCGGTGTAGCGCTTTTCCGGATCGCGTGTGAGGCGTCCCATGAGGACGCAGGAGTTTATAGCCATCTTGGATCATCCTTTCGGTAAATTAGATTTTGTTCGTCCCAGCATCGATAGTGGGCTTTGAGATAGTCGCGGCAGTAGTGTCCGATCTCCTGCCGCATCGTCGCCGTGCCGTTGTCGAAGGCGTCGTGACAGAGGCGGCAGAGGGTCAGGACGTTTTCTTCGATACCCAATCCCCCGCGGGAACGGGGGATATAATGGGCTTCGGGGAATGCATAGATGGATTTGCAGTACACACAGCAATGATGGTCGCGTTCCCATACGCGCTTCTTCACCGCCGGGGAGATCGCGCACGCCTTAGCGCGTTTAGAAGATATCCGCTTCATATTCCCTCCATCGTCATCTGGCCGTCCGGCTCTACGGTGAGCATCTGTTCCTGCGCCTTGCGGAACATATCCCGCATGATCTCAAAGCCGTACCCGCTACGGCCTGTTTCCATGCAAGCCCGAAGGGTCGCGCCGCTTCCCGCTACCGGGTCAATCACAACATCGCCGGGGTCGGTGAAGATCTCAATGAGCCGTTTTAAGAGGTTCACGGGCTTCTGCGTTGGGTGAATCTTTGGGTATTGCTTTCCGTCCCGTCGCCACTCGAACCAGTTGAAGATCATCTTTCCGCCGTTGTTGAATTTTGGGAGCTTATCCCGGTAGAGGACAACGGCGTATTCCGTAGCGCCTACGATCTTCATGTTGGCCTTGAGGACTTGCGCGGAATAGTTCTTGACGAAAACGAGCGGATAGGAATGCCGAAAGCCGTATTTCTGTCCGTACTGTACGACCGTGGGGATTTGCTCAAACGCGCAGAAAACGATCATTGCCGGGGCTTTGCCGCGTTCCTTCGGCTCTTTTTTCAAGAGCCTGTTGCAGAAGTGAAAATACTCGGCAATGTTAAAGTTGCCATCCGAATTAAAGAACGCTTTCCCGGCTTTCTTGCTCTCGCCGTTCTTGTTGTCGCCGCCGACGTACCACATCGGATTGGAGGCGTAAGCGTTCGCGCCGAGGTTGTACGGGATGTCCGCGATCACAAGCTGCGCTTTCGGTATGTTGTACTTCTTGAAATTCTGGAAGTTGTCGTTGAAGAGCTCGACTTTCATTTTTTCTTCATCGCCTCCCATTCGCCGAGCAGGGCGGCGAGATTGTCCGGCGGCATGGTCTCGATGCCAACAGCCTTGGCGTCCTGTATCAGGTTGTCTATAAGGCGGCTCATCGTGGAGCGGGAAAAGACCGAGGAACCATAATAGAGAATCACATTCACGCAGTCGGGGATCTTGGACGCTGTGACGTCAGATTGCCAGCCGAGGCCGTTTGATGCCCAGACTTGCCGCAGCTCTTCCGCCGCCGCTGACTGGATGCAGACGATCTTCATGTTACCGCCAACGTCGCGGACGGCGCGGCGGTAGACTTCGGACGACGGAACGCCGGTAGCTTTGGCGAGCTTGTCGATCAATGCCCAGGCATAAGCGTTCGCGTCGAGACTGCGTATGTTTTTGGGCTTGATCTCGTATTCCCCCGGCGTGAACGCATAGGCAAAGTGCCGCGCGTCCACGTCTGCGGTATGGAGCTTTAAGAAGCCGCCCTCCCAGATTGCCTTGTCGACCTTCATGCTTTTTTCTGACAGCTCATACAGAGCGGGCGGCCAAACTTTCGTGCGCTGTAATCGTGGACTTTTTCGGAAATGCTCGCTCCGCAATCGGCACACACGGGAGAAAACGGTTTATCGTTCCCTCCGATGATGTTGTCAGGCTTCTTCGGCTCTGCTTTCACCGGCGGCTCATATTCTGCGTTCAGGTCAGGGCGGGCATCCTTTGGAAAGCTCCGTTTCGGGTAGGAAAACACAACGCGACCGTCAACGGAGATTTCCAGCGATTTGATGCGCTCTGATGTGTCGTATTCGATTTTCGTTACATCGAAATCGTCGTAGCATTCCCATTTGCCGGATCGCTCGTTCTGTTTCAGCTTCTTGCATTTTTCGGCTTCGATAATGATTTTCGGCGAGGAATACAGCTCACGCCCGATGCCATGCTTGGAACCGGCACGTTTGAAAGCGTCGGAGGCGCGTCCTTTTTCCGCTTCGGTGTTGCTCTCCGTTCCCGCATCCCATTTCCAAACAAGATGGCCGTCGCCGAAATCGACGCCGATTCCGCCGTACAGAGTGCCGTCGATCAACTTGAAGTCGTTCTCCCATTTGTCACTGCCGACGGTTTCATCCAGAAGGTCTGCGTCAGTTCGGGCCGTTTTGTAAAGAAGAATGGCAACGGATGTTGCGACGCCGTTTCTTTCGTAGATTTTCTGGATGCGGCACTCGATCTCGTCCGGGCGGAGGAGGCGAAAGCGCTTCATTCCGCCGCCTCCTTTACCTCCGCAAGCTTCTGCCGGAGCTCGGCAAGCTCGGCTTCCAGCTCCTTGATTTTCAACCCGCTGCGGTAGGCTTCCGAGCCCCAGCGCGTGGCGTCGTCTTTTTCCGCTTCGAGCTTCTTTTCCATTTCGTAATAGTCGGCAATCAGCTTCCGGTACTCACTTGAGCGGATGGGGATGTAAATGTCGTCCGTTTCCTTTCGGTTCAGCTCGGCGGTGGCGTTGAGCATGATGTTGACTTTGCGTTCTTCCATTATTCAAGTTCCTTTCATTTAATCGCAATGGACATTTTCTGTACGAAACGGGCGCAGGGGATTTCCTCGCCAGATGTTAGCCGCGCTTTGATGGCGGTCTTGTCCACCTCCGGCAGTTTATAACGAAGGAGGTCTTCGTTGCCGGAGGTCTGCGCCCACTCAACAAAGCAGTCATCCACTTCGACCGAAGTAGACTTTCGGAACGATACGGCGCATTTTGACGTCTGGAACTTCTCGCCATGCAAGGCGTATGTCAGATAGTCTTTCAGTCGTTCGACTTTCTTCTCGGTTGTCTTGCGGCGGGCGGAAAGAGCCGTTTCCTCTTCTTTGAGGGCCTTTGCGTCGGCGGTAAGGTTCTTAATGCAACAGGCGATGTTCTCAACCTTTGCGTCCCGCTCCATCAGAAGCGCGTCTAACGCTTCATTGTCTACCGTAATCTCGCCAGTATCAGGATCAACCGCATTTACGAGAGCCTCAATGCTCTTGTCGATTTCGTAGAGTGTCATTCATTTTGCCTCCATTGACATTATTTGAGATTTGTAGTATCATGCGAGTAATGGTTGTTTTTTCTTTTGAGAGCGTCGTCGGTGTCATCTCCACCGGCGGCGCTTTCGCTTTGTGCGAGCCACGCGAGAACGAGGGATTCCAAAAACGTCTGCATGGACGCGATGCCGTTTCTTTCCAGCGCTTGTTTAACGCGCTGTGCGGTGCTTTCGGTCAACCGGCACTGTAACCGTATGGGCTTAACACGGCGCGGTGTACGGGTCTTGCGCTGCGTCACGGCGTCGTAAATCTCCTGTGCTCTTGCGCAGAACTTCACGCCGTAGTTGTTCGTGTGCAGCGCCATGCTCACCGTGCCCTTATTGGCCTTCGGGAACTCTTCCCGGAGCGCGGCGGCGATGGCCGTGTAACGTGTGTCGTTCAATGCCGTCCCCCTCTCTGCATGATTGCCGTTTCCGGCATTTGCAGCCAGCGGCAGCAGTCATCGGCGAGGCTCGAAAATCCGTAGACGGCGAAGATGCCCTCGATGACGGCAAAGCCGAGGCCGTTTCCGAATTTCCAGACGAAGAAGATCACAGCCGCCAGAAGCGTCATGATCGCGGTTGTGGCGAAGGTCGCCTTTGCTTTTGTCATGGTTGTTTTTCCTACTTTCTCTACTTTCTGCGGCGGTGTGCCGCTTTTTGTACTCGCTTGGTAATGTCGATGGTGTAATCGGCGATGGGGTGCAGCTTTGTCCGCGCTTCCCGCCGGGCTTCACATCCGGCCTTGAACTCCGCATAACGGGGGCAGGATGCGTGACAGCCGACGTGACGCTCGGCGCAGTCCTTACATGGGGCGATCATCGCCATTGATTGTTTCTCCCTTTGCCCAGCGAATGAACGCGAGGCGGGGAATCTTCGTCCGGTTGCCGCTGCGGAATGTCGGGAACGGCAAGCGCTCCGGGCAGTCACGCGCCATGAGGGTTATGGCATACGGCGAACATCCCAAGTACGCCGCCGCAACGTTCGAGGAAATGCATCCCTTGTCCATCGCCTCGATCTCTTCAAGTGTCATTTCGCGCGCCTCCCAAAAACTTATCAACGAAATATTTCTGACCTTTGCCGGTAACTTTCGGCGTCCGGGCGGTGAAACTGCCGGTAGCGGATGTATGTACCGTTTCCTTGATGCGGAACAGCTCTAAATCCATGCTTCTCTGCGTCGGCATATTCTTGTCCGAACCGCTCTTGCACAGATAACCGTCCTTGCGCAGGATTTCAAAAAGCCGCTTTTCGCCAATGTCCACGCCGTTCTGCCGGATGATCTTTGCAAGGTCACGAATGAGGATGTCATCGTCCGCCGTGCTGATCGCATAGCCGAGAACGGTTGCCGGGCGGTCGGTCTCGATCTTCTCGGCGAGAGCCTGCCGGTGTTCCCGCTCTTCCTTTAGTGCCGTGAGTACTTTAATCATAGAATCGGGATCGGCGATCATTTTCTCTACCGTGTCCGGCGTGGCGTACATCCCGTGCTTGCGGATGGACGGGATTACATCATCGGCGATCTTTGCCTGAAACCGTTCCGCCGCTTCGTTCTTCGCTTTCATGGCGAGACGGTAGAAGATGTTTTCGGGGATGAAGTTGGGTCTTTCGCCACAAGTGGCGAAACCGAGTTCCGCGAGGTACTGTTCGACGCGCTTCCAACGAACAACCTCGTTGCCACTTGTGGCAACGGTCGTGAATCCCAGACCGCGGGCGACGGCTTCCAGATTCAGATACGCCGTGCCGTCCTTTTCGTAGCAGCTCACGCCGCTGATTGTGATAATGTCGCTCATTCCTTATCCTCCTTCTTTTCGGCTTTGATGCCGTCCAGTCTGCCCTGCAAGTAGCCGCGGACATAATCCGCGCCGTCCGGGGGGATCTGTTTCAGGCTGTCAATGACTTCCTTTGCAGCCTGTTTTTCCTTTTCGCTCATGTTTTCGCCTCCTTCGTGTGATATAATCGGTTAACCGGCTTTAGGTACTGCATACCCCCTCCGAAAGGAGGTGGGAAAATCAAGAGATTCTATACAGATTCGTTCGCCGAGGCGATCTCGCTCATCGCCAAAGGCTGGGAGCTGGATAGTGTCGCTTATTTCGTCAACGGCGGCGGAGTAAGCATCATACTTTCCAAATAACTTGATAAATCAGCGGCACAACATTTTGTTCCTCGCAGACTTCGGGGGTATGCAGTACCTAAAACCGGCTTTCTTTTTCCGATCCGCTTAAAATACTGCGTCCCCATGGGGGGAGGTGGTATTCGACGAGATATTACGCAAGTTCCCTGCGTGAAGCTATGGACAAGATAGCTTCCGGCTGGCGGCTTGATAGTATCGCTTGCTTTGTCAGCAATGGCAACTTGAGCATTATCCTATCTAAGTAACCCCAGCACTCTTTTTTCGCTCTGCACAATTCGGGGGCGCAGTATTTTAAGCGGATCGGTTCTTTCTGCGGGCGGTTGGTTGCTTTCTTTTGACTGTCTAAATTATAATTTAGATTCTCAAAAAAGTCAAGAAGATTTTTTAGATTATCTAAATTTTTTTCTTGATTTTTCCTTTGCCATAATTTATAATGGACATCGATAGGAGGTGAGACCATGGAAACAATGGGAACAAGAATAAAGGAAATCCGTAAGGGCGCCGGGCTGACCTTGGAGAATTTCGGAAAGCGTATAGGAATTACAGCGTCATCGTGCAGCACGATTGAAAACGGAAAGTCGAATCCGTCAGATCAAACCGTTCTGATGATCTGCCGCGTGTACAACGTCAACGAGGACTGGCTGCGGGACGGAACGGGCGAGCCGTTCATGCAGCTCTCGCGCGAGGAAACCATCGCGGCGTACGTCGGAAGGATTACCGGCGGACACATCACGGACATTGAGGAGAGCATCATAAAGTTCATGGCGGAAACGCCGGTAGAGGAATGGGAAAACCTCGCCCGCGCCCTGCGGCGGTTTGCCGAGACAATAAAAAAGCCCGATACGGAGTGATCCGTACCGGGCATTTTTTCTGTTGTGGTTACAACATGTTCAAAGCGGTTATGTACAAGAGGTGCAGCATTTTCGTGTCCATGAGGCGCAGGATGCGGACGATCTTCTCAATTTGGCGTTCCTTTTCCATTTTTCCCTCCTTATTTTATTGCCTTTCGACAAATTGCGCCTTGATTATATCGGTAAAAAGAGTTATTCTAAACATATCCACAGTAAAAATTTAATAGGAGTGGGATATTATGAGGAAGAAACTGCTTGCCCTTGCATTAGTCTTTGCGCTCGTTTTTGCCCTTTGCGCGTGCGGCGCGGCGGCTCAAACGGCGAAAGAAGAAGCAAGTCAGGTTGTTGAAGCGACAGCCACACCGGCACCGACACCAGAACCGACGCAGCAGCCGGAACCAGTAATTGATTACGAAATAACGTACACAAACTGCAAAGTTGGAACGGATGACGCCGGGAGAAACACGTTTGCTCAAATCCTTTTCGTTGTCGAAAACAAGGGCGACTGCAATATAACGTTAAGTTATGAAAAACCGAGCTATGTCGATCTCGTGGACGAAGCCGGAAACATTGTTGAAACGAAGAACATCGGCGGCGGTTATCCAAGCGTCATAAAGCCAGGCGAAAAATCGTACTTCTTCCAGCAGGAAGTTATCACAACAGAAGAGCGGAATCTTACCGCCGTTCCGTCCATTGACTTTCAACAAGCGTTCGAGGAAATTACTTTTCTGCCGACAAAGGACGTGACCTTCGGCAGAGACACCCGCCCGTATAACCCGTCCGGCGTCGTTGCTTCCGGCATTGTGGAAAACACGACCGGAAAACTGGTATCCTATTGTAACATTTATGTTGTTCTGTTCTCCGGCGATGATCCGGTCGGCGTCATATCGTCTTATATCTCCGATCCGATACATGAGGACAGCGAGGCGGAATTTGAGACAATGGACGGGCGCGAAATGCAGCGCTTTGTCAACTTCAATGATATAACGTCTTATGAGGCGTCCGCTTACATCATAAAGTGAGAAGTGCCCCGGCATTGGCGGCAACCTCTGCCGGGGCTGCACCAGATACACCTTGTAAACCGACTTCATCTGCTGCAATCTTATGGTAGCAGATATTCACCGAAACTCAAGCGCCCGTACGGAAAAACGCTTGCCGTTTCCGCCAATCACCATGTTTAAGCGCTTTCCCGCTGGGAAAATCTTTTGCGGAAGTGATAGTTTTGTCTCAGATTCAGGAATTGCAACCGTTATTCGACGAATATCCATACAAAATGAAAAAAGCCCGTATGGACAAGGGCTTGACGCAGAAGCAGCTTTCCGACATGTTCGGCGTTCCGTATTCTGCCATAACGAAGATGGCAACAAACAACCAAGATGCATTGTTAAACTGCGTAGCGTTGTGCACAGTGCTTGATGTATCAATGGATGAGCTATTCGGGCTGAAAGCGTCCGACAGTAAGGCGGAATTGCACGAGCAGAATCATGAGTTGGAAATCAGCAATATCCGGCAAGAGGGGAATATAAAACGTCTGGAAGAGCTGAACGCCATGCTGACAGCGCAAGCCGTGCGCTATCGAACGATCATTTTCATGCTGCTCGGTGTTTGCGCCCTGCTGCTCGTGTCCGTCATTGGATACGTCATTTTTGACATCCAACTCACGACCGCCGGTCTTTTCCAATCGGCAAAAACGAGCACGCTTGCCGGTTTTCTCGGGCTTGTCGTTCTCGCCGCCATCGGCTCCATCGGGTACGCCGTCAAGACGATACACAAAGGGATGAAAAAATAAAATCTGCCCTCGGTCTGCACCGGGGGCATTGTAATAAGGTGATGGGATGAATTGCCGTAAATGCAAAAAGGAAATACCGGAGAATAGCGCGTTCTGCCTGTCCTGTGGGGCGAAGCAACAGGTAACAGAGCGTAAACGCCGGAAGCGCGGGAACCGGCAGGGGAACGCGATCAAGCGCGGGAAAACGTGGACGGCACGCTGGACGGTGGCGACGCAGAATATCAACGGAGAAATAAGGCAAATCCGAAAGACGTTAGGAGGTTTCCCCACACAAACAGCGGCTCTGGCCTACGCTGCGAATCCTACAGAGCGGAAAGAAAAGCCAAAGTATACGCCGACGCTGAAAACGTACTATGATACATGGGAAGAAACCGCGTTGCCGAAGCTGAGCAAGTCAAAGCAATGCGCGTTTAAGATCGCGTGGAAGCGCTGGGAGGCCCTGCACAATGAGCCGATATTCTCTCTTACCATCAACCAGCTACAGGCGTGTGTTGACGACCAGACGGAAACATATTACCCGGCGCGTGATATGAAAACTGTTATATCCCATTTGTACCAGCGGGCATACGCCGAAGGATACGCGCGGGCGAATCTCGCGCAGTTTATCGAACTGCCGCCTCTGGATGAAAAAGAGCAGCAGCCGTTCACCGAAGAAGAAATAAAAAAGCTATGGAAAGCATACGACGATGGAGACCGTTTTCTCGCGTACCCTCTGTTGATGATATACAGCGGCATGATGCCCGGCGAGCTGATGCGCTGCACCGCCGATATGATCGACGTGGAGAAATGCGAGATCATCGGGTGCGGCATGAAAACGAAAAAGCGCAAGAGTACGCCGCTCGTCTTCCCGGACTGGATTGCGCCGATGGTTGCAGACATGGCCGCGAACGTCACCAGCCAAAAGGGCTATATCGTCGGAATGAACCGGGATAACTTCTATGATGAGTACCACGCGGCGTTACAACGCGCCGGGGTGCGCGATCTGCCGCCGTATTCCTGCCGCCACACAACGGCGACGGCGCTTGCGCTGGCTAAGACCGCGCCGTCTCTGATTCAAGAAATCATGCGGCACACGAAATTCTCCACAACGCAACGGTACATTCACCCAGACATGACAGACGCGCACGAAGCGGTAAACGTGTTGCGGCAATCGTGATTCCCCAAAAGGGGAGAAAATCTGTTATTTCCCGTGTGCTTTATTACCGTTCCGTAGGTCACAAAATAGGTTACAACACCAAAAAAACATAGGAAAATCAATGGTTTTTCT